CGGGCAATGACTGGTTTGACAGAAAGCACAATCAACCTTGAGCGAGGCATGGCATTCAAGGGACTGGAATACAGACGTGACCTTCGTGAGGTTGCCTCAATCTTTAACCAGCCAATGAGCCGTCCTGATGTGGGCAACGAGTCTCAGGTCATGGACGCATTCTTGAAGGCCAACGAAGCAAAGTATCGTGTAGACACACGGTTCCGGTTGGTCATGGAAGACTTGGAGCGATTGGGTGTACCAAAGTCCAAGATCCGTCGTGAACTTTCTAAGATTGTAGGTAAACAAAACCTTGAGAGAATCCTGAGAAATCGCTTCGATCCGTTTGAGATTTCAGAGACTACTGAGCGCAACATGCGTAAGAACGACACCTGGCGTTTTGTGCCACGGTCCGAGATTCGTGCAATCACTCGCGAAGATCGTCGGCGCAAGCTAAAACAGGAAGAAGCGCAACAGTCGAGAGAGCCAGAAAGTCAAGGTACACAATCCGCGGCCCCCGTACCTGCGCCTGCACCACGTCCTGCTACAAATGTGGTGCCGTCTAGTCCTGTGCCTGTGCCAAATGTACAGCCACCGTCACAAATCAGTAATGATGTTTCACCTATTCTGGTGCCTGATCCAGTCACCAGGGCAACCTTTGGGATTGAATGATGGACAAACAAAGACTTTTTAAACAGTTAAGATTTCATGAAGGCGTCGAGAAGTTTCCGTACAAATGTACAGCGGGTTATTTGACTATTGGAGTTGGCCGAAACATTGAGGAGCGTGGTCTTCTTGATGACGAGATTGACTTCCTGTTAGATAATGACATTGAAGTCGTCATGAACGAAGTAGCTGTCACCTTTGACTGGTTCTTTGACTTGTCTGAGATTCGGCAGCGCGTTGTTGCAGACATGATATTCAACCTTGGGCTACCACGGTTCAAGCAGTTTAAAAATATGATCGCTGCATTGGAAGCAGGCGACTGGACGGAAGCGTCCAATCAGATGATGGACTCCAAGTGGGCACAGCAAGTCGGGCTTCGCGCTTCAAGACTTGCTGAGATGATGGAGACAGATGAGGATTCGTCTGACTTTTAAAAATGAAAGAAATAGAAGCGGGGCGGATAGGTGAGGTTATCTGTCTGCTCCGACTTGCCAAGATGGGCATACAATCTGAGATCGTGAATCTCGGAACTTCAGACATCATTTCTTTTGCATACGACAGAACTTGGAGAGTCCAGGTCAAGTCAAGTCAATTGAAAAAGCGATACAAGCGGGCTACGGGCTATCAGTTCTGTGTTTCAAAGGGACTAAAGCCTAAAAGATCTCTTACAGAAGCCGACTGTGACATTGTTGCGTTAGTTGGAATACCACAAGAACGGGTGCTTTTTGCACCCGTTTCTCGTTTTTCAGGAGTTAAAACTAAACGGTTGACTCCGGTTGACTTTAAAGAGCCTGATGTTGAGTGGACTTCATGGGAAGATTGCATGAAGCATTACGGAGTAACTAACCCACCTCGCCCCAATTGTCTCCCAATTCCTGATCAACTTTTGAAGGTACTTCCAGATCAACACACGTCTCCATGATTTCCTTGATCCGCGACGCTTGATCCTCGGAACTAATGCTAAAGCACAGTTCGTCGTGAACCGTTAACAACGGTATCAGTCCTTCTTTGTAACACTCGGCCATTGCTTTCTTGGTTTGATCTGCAGCCGAACCTTGAATCAGCCGGTTTAAGGCTTTGTATGTAAACGCTCGACGAATGCCTGGGCCATACTCTTTAATCGCTTCTTCGTGCGGCAACGCCTTGTTATAGCCAAAGCTGTTTGGCTCCCACAGATCAAACCGGCACTTACGTCCTAACAATGTTCTAACCTGGCCGTGCCGCGAAGCCTTGGATGCTACCGAGTCTGCGAGTCCTTTGACGAAGGGGACTTTACTATGATAAGTATCCAGTAACGCTTTTGCTTCGCCTTTTGTGATGTCGAGCGTGTTCGCCAACTTACCTTGACCCATTCCATACATGATCCCCAGGTTGACTGTCTTTGCTTCTTTACGGCTTATGCCTGCCATATCTGCCATCATCTGATGAAAATCTACGTCACTTTCTCTGTAAGCAGCAACAATCTCGTTGATGCCTAACATTTCATACTGCGACACCTGGTTAAGCATCGAGCAGTAGTGAACAAGCAGACGAGGTTCTTGTGATGAATAGTCAAACGACCCCCACTTCTCGCCTTCTTCTGGGATGAACAGGCCCCGGATCATTCCTTTAATTTCTTTGTCCCGTGCTGGGATCTGTTGTAAATTGGGGTTGCTCGAACTAAAACGTCCCGTAACTGTCCCGCCGTCATCAGAGCGTAACTGATTGAATTCACAATGAATTCTTCCGTTGTGCTCGTATCGAAGAATGGAATCAATAAAGGTAGTGTTGGCTTTGTTTAATTCTCTAAGCTTGAGAATCTTGCCAGCGACCTCATGCGGACATGTTTGCAGGAACGCTTTTGTAATAGACGGTTGCTTCGTGTTCTCCGTCGTTGGGCAATCAAGTCCGTAATGGTCCAAGACTGCGGCCACGCTTGTTGCCACCCAAGGTTCGACCACAATCCCGGTATCCCGCTTGATCTCATCCGATATTTCCTTTTCCCGCTTGGCTAAAACCTTTTTGGTTTGATCTGCTTTATCTAAGTCTACGCGAACACCACGAGAACGCATCTCTAATAGTAACGGAATTAAACTGGACTCAAGCTCAAATACACTTGTGAGTGAGTTTTTTTCTATTTCTGACCACAGCCGGTCCCAAAGTTTGAGGGTCAGTGCAGCATCTTGTTCTGCATATGCACCCACATACTTCGCAGGTAGCCGCCACATGTCTGCTTTTGGATCAATACCCCAGTCCTTTGCGGCAAGGCGCAAGGTCCGCTCGCTCTTGGTCGAGCCAAGGTAGTCATAACCTAACGAATTCAGTGCATATGTGTAGCGGTTCTCGTCTAAAAGGGGCGCGGCAATCATGGTATCGACTACCGGTCCTTGGACCTTAATTCCTTCGTGTAATAGCCAACCTAAATCGTAAGTCGCATTATGAAAGACTTTGGTAATGTGTGGAGTCTCGACTTGCTTCTTGAGCCACTTGAGTGTCATGTTAGGGGCCATGTTACCGCCGCCCTCGTGACGAATCGGGAAGTATCCTGTGTAGTCGCCAGTAGCAACAGCGATCCCTACAACGTATCCATCCCCTCGTACCCAACCAGGGCCGAGTGACATCAAATTAGGATCACGAGTCTCCAAGTCAATTGCCATGACTTTGGCTATGGTTAGGTCTGGATAGCTTGCTGGAGCGCACCAATCGACTTCCAACTGATCCAGGTCTTGTCTGTCAAGCCAGTTGATCGTGCTGTTATCTGTAGGATCAATCAAAAAAGTTCTCCTCAATCTCTTCCATTGACATGGGCAACATGTAAATGGGGGTAGTCGGCCCGACATATGCCCCGCATATGTTGAACTCAAAATATTCCCAGGCTTCTTCTCTGCTCATTTTTTCTCTGTTCACCAGAATATCGACAATCTTTTGTGCATCGTATACGAGGATGTCTTCGTCGCCGCATCGTTGCCCGACTCCGATTACAGCGTCATCAAGTCCGTGTGCTCTCATCATCTTGTGTCTGCCTTTTGCGATACTCAAAATTTGGATGAAAGTCTGGCATCTCACATGGTTGCCAGACTGTACTCGAACCATAGTTCGTGGCCCCTGGTCTAACCCTAAACTCTAGCTTATGCCCATCTGCGTAGTCTCGAAGAGCTTGCGCATGTTGATGCGGTTTGAGTTTACAGGTCATATCGATACCGGCTTTCTGAATCTACGATGTGTAAATTCTTTTTAGTTCTTGTGACTGCTGTGTAGAACACACGATGTTCATCGTCTGGGTTTTCTTGCAATGTCTTGTAAGGCATGAAGCCCATGTCAGACAGCAACACAATGTTTTCATCTTCTCCGCCTTTCATGCGGTGAATAGTGCTCAGTTTCACCGCGGGAGCTGTTGTTATTTTGCCCCGGCGTTTGATCGCCCCAAGATACTGCCGGTCGTCTGTTGACAGATTGACAACATCTTCTGCATCCATCTCTTTTGGAGCAAGCAGGCCGTGGTTGTCTTTAAGTTCTGAGAAGGACACTGGCTGATTGTGGTCCAGTTCGTCCAGTGTTTTGGACATACCTGCTTTGACTGTGGCTTTTTCGCCACGCTTGGGACAGTTTTCATACAAAACTTTAGCCTCGTCTGCGGTAATTAGCTCACCGTTTTGAAGATCCTGCCACACCCTCATGCTGTTCAGCAGTCCTTCGTCAAAGCTTAGTGTACCATTTTTGGTGTAGATCACCCCGTCCTGGCGCAGTGTGTCACTCAGCATGTTTAGATTCTTTGTGGTTCTCGACATGATTGTCCACGAACCTTGGCCCATGTCGATCTCGTCAACACTCATGTGATGATGAATCGAACCTTCGTGACTTGTAGACATCCAGTCTTTGGGCTGACGGACAGAGATACGTTTAGCAAGTTTAGCGGCCAGATCATGTACGCTTTTCGGTACGCGATACGACTGATCCAACACCCGGATGTTTTTGCATATGCCTAACATATGCCTAACATCAACACCGGTGTAACGGAAAATAGCCTGATCGTCATCGCCTGCGTACCAAATACGTTTAGCATACTTCTTTAATACATTAACTTGTTGCCACTGCAGTGGTGTAAGGTCCTGCGCCTCATCGACAATCAGGACCTCGATCCTTGGACTTAACTCCCGTTCTACCATCAGACGGATCATGTCGGTGAAGTCATGCTTGCCGGTTTGTTCCTTGTAGTTCTTGTAGATAACGTCAAGCTTTTGGAGCAAGGGCCACTTGATGCTGTGGTCTCCGTTATCGTTGTATTCCTGATCCAGGGTTACGCAACGCATTTGTGCCCGGTTGATTAGGGTCAGGTACTTGTTGCCTTCTTTGGCTGACATCTGAATGACCCCGTCTTCGTCGTAGACGTTACGGTTGTCAAAGACCATGCCCATCTCTGCACCAATTTGTTTGAGGTCGTACACGCCGATGATCTCTTCTTTGCGCAGCCCTAACAGTTGAAAGCCCATAGAATGAAGTGTTCTAAAAAACGGCACATCTATATCTTTTAGTTCAAAGGCTGCCCCGGCACGTTCACGCGCCTCATGAATTGCTTTTCTTGAAAAAGAAACAAATGCGATTCTATCTGGCGGCGTCCCGTTCTCCAGTTCTGTACGGATAATCTCCATTAGAGTGTGTGTTTTGCCGCACCCAGGAGGTCCAAAAATTAACTGTTCACTCATTTTTTTATCCTCATTCGGGAAGATATTCCCGTTCTCCCTGCAAATCAGGAGTTACATTCCTGATTCTTCTCCTTCAGCGCATCCAACCCCTCGTCGATTTCATCAACTAGCCGACGCTGATCCCTTAACTTCAACTCCAACAGAATCGCTTTGTCTTCAAGTTTTCGCGCCTTCACCATATGTTTCATCGCGTAACGTCTCAGCATTTTTATGTACACTTTTTTGAGTTTTCTTAACACTTTTCTGCGGCTAGGCATGTTACCTCCTCTGTTCCATCCATTCTTTAATGTCTTCTTCGCGCCATCGAATCATGCGTTCGTTAATTTTATATGCTGCCGGGAGAAACCCAACCTTTCGCCAACGCCAGACGGTAGACCGGCTGACGCCAAGCATAGTTGCGACTTCATTAACTTTTAGATACCGATCAGAAGATTGCATTGAACTCTCCTCCTGTTGGTAATTCGACTTCTGCATCTTTAACCTCGTCTATCCACCAGACACGAGTCTTCTTCCACTCACCCTTCTCGGTCTTGTACTGGAAGTTCTTGTTACACTCCTCATCCCCGTTCATTTCTTTTAACCTCTCTTGCATCTGTGGTCGGGTATATTTCGTAAAGCCTCGTTGCCGTAGAAATTCCTGTAAGCCTTTAATCTTAAAGAATGTTTTGCCATCCTCGGTCCAGGGCTTGCCAAGCTCCAGTTCTTCTGGAGACATTGCACGAATCCTGGAAGTACAGAAAGTGACAACAAGCTCCTTAAATTGACCCGCCGTGGTCAATTCTTCCGGCACTTCAATCGTAGTAGCGTTCATCATCATTTCGTTGACCATTGGTTGCCAGTCGCTGGGTTTCAGTAGTGGCGGCATGTAGTTGAGTTGCTCCATACACGCTTCTTGGAACTGCAAAGGAATCTGCAGTTGCTTGGTTGAAAGCTCCAGGCGTTTGCCGTCCACGTCCAGAAAGTACAAGCGTGGTTCTGATAACAAAATTGTTAATCCGCTAATCGACGGCATCGTGTCGTCGTGCTTTCCAATGCCGTACTGACGAGCCTTACACAACGACTTGTTGCAGTGAGAGCAGAGCGGTTCTTCCTTACATTGGTAGCCGTAATCTTTTTTATCGAGCTGCCCCTGGATCTGCACAATCTCTGTTGCAGGCAAGGGTGGTGTGCAGTGCTTCTGGTTGATCTCTTCAAGGTGCGACTTCCACTCCTCTGGATACTTCATCTTGAGGTAGGTGCCCACATTGAACATCACTTTGTTGCGCGTCCCTTCAGGAATGCCATTGTTCAAGAAAAGTTGAAGGCATGGTGGCGCGTCAGAAAATAACTCCCGCTGTGTGCCGAAGTCGATTTTTTCCAGGTCAGATAGACTAACCCTGGACTGTTCAATCAAATCAAGAAACTGTTCTAGCTCAAGACCGTCACCGTCTGCCTGCACCGCATAGCGCGTAGTGGACTCAGACTCAAAGTATGGCAGGTTAATAAAGTTACCAACGTCTCCACGTTCCACCAGGATTTGGTCTTGCTTTGGAAAAATCTCACAACCTGCATGGCCGATAGCCGCAGCGATCTCAATCAGATACTCCCGCACATCAACGGCCAAGTACCAGTCATCGAGAAACAGAAATAGGTGAGCACCGCCCGACTTAGAGCGACACACGATCATCGGAGCTTTGAGTTGTTGCAGTTTTTTAACGAGCTTCTGGTGGTCGATTGGGTAGGTGTCGATGTCGATGGCACCAAACTTACACTTGTTATCGTCACGAATAGGAATCGCGCCAATGCCTGCTTTACCAGACAGATGCTCTGAAATGTTTTGCTCGGTTAACGGCTCTCGGACCACGAAACTTTTTGCTTCGGTCTTTCCATTCCGCCGTGTGTTTCCGACTGTAGTGTGCCCATGAGCCGCGGTCGATCCCTCGAACGCCTCCATGAACCGTTTTACATTTGACATAACTCCCCCGTAAAAAGGGGGTAAAAAAATTTCTTTTACCCCCTTTACAATCAAAAGACTTCTGGTTGTTCCCGACGCTCTTCGTCGAGTCCGTCCTCTGCGACAGCTTTCGCTTCGCCGCTCATGATTGATTTACGGAAGTTAATGGCCGCTTCAAGCAGCTCTTTGTCTTCAACAAACCCGTCGTTGTTGACGGTCCAGTTGAACCAGGTGCCCTGGTCGTTAGACTCTTCGATGGCGGAGAGCTTCCACTTCGTGCCGAAGAGTGGTGGCGAGACTAGCTCACCAGTTTTAGGATGCTTGATAGTCAGCATCTTGATTTGAGTCTTCCACCGACGGGAGACTTTAAGGCCAGACGACTTCATGTCGATGATGCCAAAGCTAGGAATGCCTGAGTCATCCAGGATCAGGCAGTAATGCTGATCGGACTTAACAAGCTCGTTGCCGTCAGGAAGGATTTCCTTCGCACCGGTCCGTGTGGTGCGAGCGATATCTGGATTGTCCTTAGACATTTCACCCAGGAAGCCGCCGCCCTGCTCGCGTGGCTTGAACATCAGGTACTTAGTTTCCTGATAGCAAGGCACGACAGTGACGCCCTCTTCGCCGTCCCAGGATTGTCCCGTGACAGTGTTGAAGATGTCCCCTTGGGACGCGTCAGGAATAAATGACGGATCAGACTTTTTGATCTGAGGCGACATTGCCTGAATCAGGCGGACGAAAGGAATCTGTAGGTCAGACGTATCATAGTCGAGACCAACACCCTGATGCTCTGACAGCAAGTCGAGAACATCTGCGCTTGGAAGCTGTGCTTCCGCTTTTTTTGCTACTTCACCCATAGGTTACTTCCTCTTTATATCTGCAGTTTTAGCGACGTATGCGCCAAACATGTCTAGGTCGATAGGCAGGCCTTTCTCTACGCGCTCTTTAACGAACGCCTTCAAGGTCATCGAATGAATGTGAGTCTTGGACTCTGGATGAAATCCACGCTGTTCAAGATCGAGCATGATCGAATGAGCAGTGTCATCCTCCCCGCGTCCGAAGGACAAAATTACATCGTTTTTAATTATGTCATCCAGTCCGTTGTCTCTCAGCCATTGATGTGCTTCTGCACGACGATCCTGTGGGATTGAAGCAGAAACGAATGGTTTCAAGGTAACGGATACGTCACCAACGTCGAGTCGGTCAACGCCCATCTCATCCATCAAAGCAGGAATGGCATCAGTCTGTAGCTTATGCTTTTCTTGCTTTAGCTTTTTAAGATGGGACTCTGCCATGTCGAGTTCTTTATTTAATTCCTCGACTTGACGAACCAGGTTAGACAAAGATTTTGTCGTGCCTGTGTCCACTTCGGTTAACGCATCTGCTGCGTCAAGCATTTCTTCAAAGAAGTCAGTCATCAAGTATATCCTCTTCAGGGGTTGATTGAATGTGTTGAAACATTGTGCTAATGTCTGAAACACAATGCAACCATAAGAGGGAATGGGATGCCTGTCAACTATATTTTTAAAACTAATCCATACAAGCATCAGAAAGATGCGTTAGAGAAGAGCATAGGGAAGAGAAGCTACGCCTTTTTTATGGAAATGGGAACTGGCAAATCGAAGTTGTTGATCGACACGATTGCCAATACAGAGAATCTCAAGTTCGTCTGTATCCTTGCTCCGAAAGGTGTGTACCACAACTGGGTCAACAAAGAGATACCCGATCACTTCCCCGACGAGATATCGCACCGCGTTATACAGTGGCGAGCGCAACCGACGAAAGAACAAAAGAAAGAGATGCAGTCGGTGGCAGAACCATTTGAAGGCGTGACCATGTGGGTCATGAACGTCGAGTCTTTGTCTACGAAGCGGGGCAACCAAGCTCTCGGATGGCTCGCAGAAAAGTACGGGCAAGAGGGCTTGATCGCGATTGACGAGTCCACAACGATCAAGAACCCAAAGGCCAAGCGCACCAAAAACATCATTAAGGCAGCGCACATGTTCAAGTACCGGCGGATCTTGACCGGTAGTCCCGTGACGCAATCGCCGTTGGATTTGTACTCTCAGTGTGAGTTCCTCGGCCCTCGGTTCTTGGGTCATGACAGCTACTACACATTTCAGATGCGGTACGCAATTACGCAAAGCCGGACGATGGGAGCGCACAGCTTCCAACAAATTGTCGGATACAGGCACATAGAGGAGTTAACTGAAAAGGTGGACAGATTTGCATACAGAGTATTGAAGAAGGATTGTTTGGATCTTCCAGACAAAACCTACACGGTCAGGAACGTGTCGTTGACTGACGAACAACGGCTGGCATACGTCGAAATACGAGACGAAGCTATGACTGTTCTAGATAACGAACTGATTTCTGTAAATTCAATTATGACGCAAATGATAAGGTTACAGCAGGTTCTTTCAGGACATCTTAAGACTGACGACGGGAGAACCGTCGAGCTACCGAACAATCGGATACAAGCAGTGTTGGATATCCTTGAAGAAACCTCTGGAAAGGTTATTATTTGGTCAAGGTTCCGGTATGACATCGAAGCTCTACAAGCTGCAATCAGCAATAAATTCGGTGATCGCTCTGTGGCTAGTTACTACGGTGACACCAAAGATGACGAGAGAAGAGAGGCCGTTCAGTCATTCCAGGACCCTAACTCGGAGTTGAGATACTTCATCGGCAACCCGCAGACCGCAGGGTATGGACTTACTTTGACGGAAGCAAACACGGTTATTTACTACGCTAACGACTTCAACCTGGAAACCAGGGTGCAATCTGAAGACCGTTGCCACCGTATCGGCCAGAAGAATCCAGTCACATACGTTGACTTTATTACTCCCGGAACAATTGACGAGCGCATTGTGAAAGCACTGCGTAAGAAAATTGATATCAGTGCAAAAGTATTAGGAGAGGAGGCCCGAGAATGGCTACAGCTAGCACCGAAATGAAACAGTGTATTGAACAGATAATGAGTTACAAGCAAGGGAACAGTGAGTTAGAAGAATCCATTGTCAAACTCAAGGATATATCTGGCCTATCGAGAGATGTCGTGAAAGTCTTTCTTACGAACGTAAAGCGGGATAATATAGTGAAATTCCCGGCGCAGTTCAGAAAGAAGCAACATGGCACAAAACTCAACTAACGTAACATCGCAAGGACTCGGGGGTGCTTTCGGAAACTTTTTCCGAGAGACCTCCGAAGATGTTGAGGGACTAGGCCGCGGAACCGCGGCCATCCCTGGAATCGTTTCTGAATACGCACAAGAAACCACAGCCGCAGAGAAAGCAGAAGACGTTGTCGGCTTTGGTAAAGGAATGGTCGGAGCAATCGCTGAAGACCCCTTAACTTTTATCGCAGAATCCCTACCAATCTACGGACAGTACGCCGCAGTCCGTGACTCCAACATGATGCTCGACGCTGCCAAAGAAGCGCGAGAGCGTGGTGATGAAGAAAGCGCAATTAACATGGAAGCATTGGCTGCAACAGCAATGCTTGGTGCAATCCCCATCATCGGTGGTGGGCTACGCGCAGGTGCCCGTGGAGCTAGACGTGCCGGTGGATTGGAAACGCTACGCACTGGACCTGACATAGAACAGCCGTTGCCTGATGAAACTGCTCCTGGAATCATGAGCGTGGATTACGATCAGCAGGGCAACGTAATTGGTGGAGCACCATCACCTACCTTCAACCTGTCTGCAAGAGAAAGCCGGTACATCAACGACTTTGACTACGACGAAATAGAACCAGGCAGAGCGTTTGAGTCTGGGATTGTAAGCAGCGGGGTTCTTGGAGAAGGTCTCAAGAGACAGTCAAAAGGCAAAATGGTTGCCCTTGACGAGTTCCCGAGCTTTATTAAGGGCTTTGGTCTTTCTCGGACTGAGATGAATGACCTTATAAACGCGGCCCCCGGAGCTACAAAGAAGAGTAGAAAAGGCAACGAGGTCATCGACTTCCAGAAACTGGAAGAGATTTTACCCTCAATCGACAGCAGCTTTAGGATGTTTGTTTCAGGGAAGCCAAACCTTCCTGGTTCTGGATATGCGTATGCAAATGATAACGCTGGATATAAATTTGCTCAGTTAACAAATCGGACGGATGAACAACGTGCTATTACTTTGGCAGAACTTGACCCGAGAGAAATTAATCAAGGGGCTGTAATCGGTGCTCGAATAAGTTCAGATGACGCAGACATCTTCAAGGTAGCCAACCAATACCATTCATCTTTTATGCGAATGACCTCCAATCGAGATGAATTTATCAACGACGACGGCACCATTAAAACTGCACAACAAGTGTTTGACGAGCTTCGGGCAAACAACCTTGACCTGCCTGATTACTACAAAGATTTTGTGACAGAAACCTTGGATGCAATTGAGCCAGATGCGTTAGACGCGATTCAAAAAAACCTTAAAAAAATCAACGTCCTGAACATGATGGCCCGTTCAGCTCGCGATAAAACACTTAAAGATCTGCCAAACAATGCATTGAGACGGCAAGCTCTTGACGATTACTTTAAAGAAATTGTCGTGGAAACTGGCACTTGGGGGCCAAAAGAAGATTCACACTTTTTAAGTCAAGCGAATCTTGAAAACGTAGCTGATTCAGTCCCAGCTAGCCCGGTAGCTACCGCCGCTTTGTCTCTTCCAGAAGACCTTGCCGTAGTTAAAAAGTTTGCTGACACACACAATTTGACTGAGATGTCGGAATGGGCTGACGACACAATTCGTCAACACCGCCTAATGGAAACAGATACTGATGCGAACATGGACAGGATCAGAAGAGAGACAGATTTCTTTAATCGTCCACGTTTCAGCCACGAAGAGTTCAAGGGACGTTTTGATCGTGAGCTTGCACGGTTACAAGCCGAGGAGAACAACACCGGCAAAGTCACAAGCTATGACATGGAAAAACTGGATGTGCTTCCTGATCCTGTTAGTCGAGTCTTAGATCGAATGAAAGACGCGATGTTTAAAGAGCAGGCAGTCTACAGGGATTACTTTAGTTATGACCCTGACGACTACTCTCCCAACATTCAGGCAAACCTCAACTCAGTTGCACTCAAATACAGAGATGCCGCAAGAAGAGAGGAGGCATCCAATCCAAACCTTCAGCCTTCAGCACCTCAAGGTCGCCCAAGCGAGCACCCTAACTTCAGGGTGCAAGACCCTCATTCTGCACAAGCCACTGCAGGTTTTGTCAGGACAGATGGTACTCAGGTTTTGTTTATGCCTAGGCAACAGTTTAGTGTGGATGACATTGGTAGAGACGTTGAAATTAGCAGGGCCGTGGTAGAGCAGGCAATTAACCAACCTGCTGTGCCCTGGGCGGGGGTTCCTGTGGCGGGGGTTCTTGATGGTCGGTCAGTTCTGGAGCTTCAAAACGATCTTCGAGGCAATGCAGTCAAGGACAACTTCGGAACAGTTGAAGACGGTAAAGTGTTAAGAGCTGTTAGTGAGGCGGTCAGCAATCTTGAATTTGAAGATCAGGTCAACACTAACGTTGTTAATGCTTTGAACCTGCTTCCAAAAGCGTCTAATGCAAGTGCCATTTTAAGCCCTTCACTTGGAGCTTTTAAAGCTCTGCAAGCTCCTCACCGTCTAACAAAAAGAGACGGCAGAGGGGAAATCCTCCAAAACGTGTACGAAAGAACTGTTAACAAGTTCTTGAACTCACCGGACGTTAATATTGCTAGTTTGTTAAAGGAAATTGACAACGACAACGCAAACACACCAAAAGGATCTATGGTCGGAAGAGGTCAAAGCCCGTATTTCAAAGACCTTCGCACAATTGAAGAGGGCCTTAAAGCAATTGACAAACTACGCGACTCCAAAGGATACATCGATCAGTCGAAAGTAACAGGTGAGTTTTACGATCAGTACCTTGCAACTGGCGCACCTTTTATTGAAGCACTGACCAGAAACCGTAACCTGTACCCCTCATTGAATGACCAGAATGCCGACAGGGAGTTCGTTAAATCTCCAACAAACCTGTTGCATTACTTTACCGACGAACGGCTAAACGCAGAGGTTATGCAAACTACAGACCCTAACTCTTCGGTGATTATTTCAGAAGAGCTTGGCAATACTCTTGGTGTCATGTTCGGCGATGATGTTGACCTTACTGTTGACGGATATGCAGAAAAATACAAACCGCACCGTAGCACATACCGGCAAGGTGAAGAAGTTTACGAACTGTTTCCAGGCTATGCAAAAGATGCTACCGAGTCTCAGAAGAAACTAATCAAAGCAGCGTTGATTGACACTATCAGACAGGGCAACAATGCGCTTGTTCTTCCTGGCATCCCAATGAAGTTAAATCCTGATTTCAACCCCGATCTTCCAGACGACAGCGGGGTTAACCCTCGCATGGTTGTTGACGCAGATAGTATGAATTTGAGAAGACGCTCCACAGCTGACGAACGGGAGCAGGACAAACCACAGGTTTATACACAGATGTGGTCTACTGCGCAGAGCTTGGTCGAACAAATCAATAGCGACTTAACTGCTGCCGGGCTGCCCGGTCGTTTTACCGCGGTCCTCGCACCTACGGGTCGAATGGACGGTAAGCTTGAACAACTGCGATCTTTGTCTTCCGGCGGACCGTCATCTGTACAACCGGGTAACACCGGCCCCCGTCCAGATAATCAAAGAGTAGTTGCGATGCGCATACGCCCAGTAATCTACTGGACACCTGATACGCAAGAGAAGTTGAAGTTTAGAAAAGGCGGACTGGTCACCCTGCCCGGTAAGCGATACGAACCAGGAATCGAGGCCGTTATACGCAAGTATCGTCGTGAAGGGATGATGGACTAACCGTCATACCCTTCGTAAATCGATGCCATGATGTTGAGCTTGTCGCGCTCGGCTATCGCTTCTCGGACCTTGATACTTGCATCCAACCCTTTGACTACCTGATGCGTGATTCGATGCATATAAAACTGCATCTCTTCTAACGCTTCAATATCGTGCGTCTCTCTGTAACGCTGCAGGGCATCAAGTGCGCGTCCCTGGAGGTAGTCGTTATAAACATTTCCAGGCATGACCTTCGACAATTTGTCCAAGCGTTCATGTTCTTCAGCCATCACCGGACAAACCGGCGTCATTGCGCTTTGCATACTTCCTCCTCTCGTCTTCTCTTGCTAGTTGACCAACCAATCGTGCGAACTCCGTCAGTTCTGAAAGGTTGGCTACATATCCACGGCCCTTGATGCTTTCCATCCTGACCGTAAAGTCTTCGTCTTTTACAATCCCTGCCTTGTAAGCCAGATCATGCACCAAACTCATTGCGCCCAATTTCTCCAGTCGTTTATGCCCTGGCGCAGCTCATCCCGGATCTTCGGGTTCTTCTTTTCTTCTTTCTTCTGATCCAGATGCACAGCCGGGCGATTGAACTTCTGAGAGTTTTTGTGAACAAAATTTCTTTGTTTCATTCCATTGACTCCATATCCAAATGCCGTACAACAAATTCGCTCCGAAAATAACAACGCCAGACCAAAAGAGAAAAGGGGACAACGTCCCCTCAACCCACCTGAGCGAATTGCTTCGCTAACTGCACAGCCTCATAATCATTTGGGAACAACTGATAGTGTTCTTCTTCGATCATGTGCGCCAACTGCCGAGCTATCGAGCGGTTTTGCTTGTCTGCAATTTCCTTTAACAACCCGTAGTGTTCTATCGGTACTGCGACGTTTCTGTATTTTCCGACTCGCGCCATGTTGTTCTCCTATTGTTTCTTTCTTGGGTATTGTACCCAACTGCTCATCAAAAATATACGCGAACATCGCGCCATGCTTGGAAATGAACTCGTCTCTGGTCAAATCAACCAGATCATGTTGCATATCAATGACCCAATCACCCATTTTGCTCATACTTCCTCCACCACATAGTGCGGTTCGGTAGATTTGATTGGTTTACAGATCGAAATTGAATACACATCATCCAATGTCTGCAAATCAGCAAACGTCTCTTCTGCTTCATTGTAGGTATCGTGCGCCATATAATGGTCTTCGTACTCACCTTCCGCGACTTTGGTCGTCCATACAACTAAAAACATCACTTCTTCCTCTTTTTGCGTTTATTTTTCCCGTTCCCTGCGTGTTTGCTCACCAGACCAGGCGGTTTCGGGGCCATCTTCGGCGCACGGTTGTGCGCCTTTGAACTTATAATCCGATTACCCATCACATATAGTCCTCGTCCATGCCATGACCTGCCGATGCCAACGCATCTGCATCCGCCCACATCGGGTCGTCGTCTGGCTCGTCACACTCATCTTCTTCAAGTAACCACTCGTTTAAGTTTTGACCGACAAACAACAACTTGTTCATCAACTCAACCAACTGGTTCTTGTAGTGCCATTCCATCGTTTGAACAACAATCTCCGAGTCAGGATGCTCAAGCTCGTACTTACGAACGTGTGGTTTCTTCTCAAAAACCATCACCTCCCTCTCGTCGTAGTTCGCGACTAAATACACTGTATTCATTTTGTATACCTCTTGATTGCGTCTTCCATTGCGCGGCTGTGGAAGCTGCCGGTCAGCCCGGCTGTTTCCTGCTTTTGCAACTGAGAAACCAGACCGCCCCAATAATCGACAGCAGCAGGTTGCTCGTTGAAATACGATTCGTCGTACATAAAACGCGCCCAGGCCAACGCACTCTCGTGCGTCAGCCCCTTGTTTACAGGATCACGTTCCACCAACGGAACTTTGCCGTGCGCTCTAGTCATACTTCGGGATTTCCCGCGTTGTAAATTCAGAACGCAACTTGTTGAACGCATCCACCAATTTCACAATGTCATCCATCGACAACGGGTGATACCCATACATCACCCCCTCAACAATCGAACCATGTAGTTCGTCCATTACATTGATTGCGCCGTCAATTGCTTCGACACATGATTTCGGTAACCGCGTCTCGCGGATCGATTTAACACGCTTGTTATGCTTAATCGTTTTTTCAATATGCATTTCTTGAAATTCTTTCATGAATACCCTCACTCCATCATTGATTCGATGTCGAGGCCAAGGTCTTCTGTATAAAGAACCTCGCACCCCGAACCTCGGCACTTTTCACAGCGGTCAATCTGTATCTCGTCTACTGATCCGATACCATGACCACCACACCAATCACACAGTGCTTCGACAAACACCGTGCGTTCGCGGATTACAATCCGCAAATTCTCAAACTGAAGAACTGTTTTCAAAACTCTCCTCCACCTCGTAACAGAGCCACCCATTGGACTCGTCAACACCTAACAAAAACGCATCGGCTTCCGCTTGCGTCTTGAATAAATACTCTTTGGCGTCTTCTTGAAAACCCCAGAGAACTCTGACAGTTATCCCACTCATCACACCACCTCAATGCATCGTCGGATCTGCGCCTGGTTCTTGAAGCACTCGATACTCTTGCGCTTCGTTCAAATCACAGATAAACAGCCCGACTTCTTCGTTCAAGACTTCTTCGTCTGTCACGTCAATATTCGGACAAACACTGTTTGCCCACTTTAAAGCAGCTTCCACCGACTCAAATTCGATGATGTCACCATCTTCCGAATCGAGCGCGAACTCGCGCCCGTTCAAAGAAATCCCAAAAGGATGTCTGTAAATTGCAAACTTACTCATCACGCATCTCCTCAATCTGTTCTGACATACCAACAATGGCAGTCGTCTCAATCCACACCTTCGCACCACAAGCCAACGGCTTGTCAGGCGAATACACCAAATGACTTGGGCCATTGATGTCGATACCCCAAGCCTTGTGATTTGCCTTTGATGTCTTGCAAGTAAATGGCGGTTTCTTATCACCAGGATTTTTTGCATTGTGACGAATGTGATGCTGATTCACATGAATACGCTTTAACGTACCTTCAGGTAACAGGGTGTACCGATGCGATACTTCCCAAACAATTTCTTCTGCACTCATAACCACACCTCGCGGATCTCGAAACTTAAAATTAAAACGCGCTCAAGTTCTTTAACTCTCTGTTGCGCTTCTTTCAATGTGGGATACGAAAACCACAGTTTTCCACCACCCCAAATCTGATAACTCTCTGCTTTCATCCTTCGATCCTTTCTTTTCTTTCATTAACCAGAGCTTCCATTCTGCCCCAAAACTTTTGCTCCATTTCTTCATCTTCGGCCCAAGACGCAGGAACACCTTTACCCTCGAACAAATCATCAATGGCGTGTCTTCTTCCCATTTGATAAATGTCTTCTGAATACAGCATCAAATCATGAACCGATGCGCTCCCATCAACTCGCAACAACCCCTGGTCGTCCGCAAACTCAAGCATTACATTTCTCATAGGTAATCCACCTCTTGAATCTCGGAACTCGGGCCTTGGTTCTGGATCTCCTGCCAAATGTTGCTACCTTCTTTTAACGACAGATCTAGGTCAGGGGATCGCGGTTCTTGGTCCTCGATTTCTAAAGAAATTAGATGCCAATAATCAGGCATATCTGGATAGTTCTTCTCGAAATGCCAGACAGCGCGAAAGGTATATTCTCTTTCTTCTTGATCCCACCAATAGTGGATGCAAGTGTAGTCACCCTCATTCATCTTTTACCCTCCATTATTATGATTGGTTAGAGTAAACAACTAGTGAACAATAGTCAATGGCTATATACACTTATTTTTTCAGATAACAAAAAATATTTTTTCTTTCCGCAAAATGCCGTTCCAAACGTACTAACGTACTAAATGGTGTTCTAGCCCGCATAAACACTGACTTCTGTTTAGTACACTCTTAGGACGTTTAGTACAGTTATATACCCTCTTTACGATAGTTTTTTGAAATTCCTGGTGATTTGAGTAGAATCTGAGAAAAATTCTGTATAAGGATTCGTTATGTCTGAAAGACTGGCGCAGAAGATCGAGAAAGAATCTGATCGAACTCTGACTACTCGTCAAAAGACCTTCGCACGACTCGTCGTCGAGGGAACTCACACTAATACTGAATGCGCTCGTCGAGCAGGATTCGCAAAAGAGACCTGTGCAAAACAGGCTTCTGTTCTGCTGAATGGTCGAGACTTTCCACACGTTGTCGAATACATCAAAGAACTTCGAGAAGAACGCGAACGCAAATATGGCGTCACTCTGATGGGGCAGCTTAAAAGATTGGATGAACTGTCCAGAGGCGCAGAAGATGCCGGGCAATTCTCGGCAGCTATCAATGCCGAAAAGATCCGTAGCGCACTTGGCGGTTTGACGATTGATCGACGCGAACAGGTCAACCGATTGGATGACATGAGCAGAGCAGACATTGTCGCTCGTCTTGCTGATCTCCAGAAGAAATACCCACACGCATTCATCGAGGGAGAATGTAAAGATGTCACAGCCAGAAGCGAACTTTTGGAAAATCGTAAAGAAGAATCTACCGACAGGCAGTCGCCACTGGCGGATTGAAAACAGAGCAGGATCGGGCATCCCAGACGTGTACATAATTTGGGATGGGTTTCCAATTTGGGCCGAGCTAAAAGTAACTAAAAGCAACAAGGTTTTGTTATCTCCGTCGCAAATCGCTTGGCATGTGGCGCATTCTGATTCTGGCGGTCTTTCATTCATCTTAGTCAAGCACCTCGGGACGGGGGACATATTTTTGTTCGAGGGTCGAGATGCGAGGGACGTGTTTCGCACGGGCTTGCACCATGATCCGTTGTATCGCGGTTCCATAGACGGGGTTTTGTCCCACATGAAGCAGATGTCCCATGACCATTTCTTGCGGGTCGCAGATTGCGCGGTGCTGCGCACCGCGCAGCCACCAGGCGCAGCTGCAAAAACCAGGGATTGCGCTTCGTAAATTGCGGTTCGCGGTGCGAACCGCTGCGAACCAGGCGCAGCCCTGGCAGCCACCAGGAGAAATAAAATGGGAACAAAAAAAGGGCGCACGGATGTGCGCCCAATGGGGGGAAATAGTTATTAGTGTGTTACCGCACCCGCGACACGCTCGTGCATAGACGCGAGTTGGTCGTCCTCTGCTTCCTCGGCAAGTTCGACGAAGTTCTTCGCCATGCG